GGCTCGGGAAGGGGGTCTTGGTTGTTGGTCATCTTTCCTCGCGCTTTTCGATGCGATCTAGCTGCTTCAGAATGGCCTCTGTGCGCTCGTCCAAGCGCGCCAGCGTGCCATCAGCAAGGGGGACCACAAGACGTTCTAAACTGGCGACGCGCTGGCTAAGGCCACCCGTCCAAAAGAACATCGTAGCCGTGTTAAGCGCCAACACGACGATGACCCCAATCATAGACCAGTTAAGTTTGCGGGCGTCAGCATGCAGAGTCATTAGTGTACCGTTTCCATGCGCGGCAAAAAGAAGACCCCCCACGGGTTAGCGCGGGGGGTCCACAACACAAGGGCGTTAGGCCCCAGCCGAGCCGTACATGCCCAGCGGGTCAGACCAGCCGAAGCTGTAGCGCTCGCGGCTCTTGTACCGGACGTTGCCGGTATCGAAGTCGCCGTCCATCGAGTTGGCCATCGGAGCACGCACGAAGTGCTTCAGGCCGTTCGGCACGTCGGTGGTCAGGAACCACGCATCGACGTCGGTCAGGAAGTGGTTGACCGCATAGCCACCGGGGATGGCACCGTTAGACTTGATCGCGTTGATGTCGTTGTCAGCGGTGCCGACACGCAGTTCGGTGTCGAGCAGTCGCGTAGCGACGAACATCAGGGCCGGAGGAAGGATGAGCTTCTTCGGCTTGGCCGCGATCAGGAGGCCGCGCTCGTCCGACCAACCCGCGATCTGGATAACAGCCGCCTCAAGCGAGGTTTCGTTAAGGTCAGCCGGGGTCGACGGGATGTTCGAGTTGACGCCACCCGAAACCAGCGGGTGCGAAGCGCTGAACAGGGCCACGCCGTCGCCACCGGGGTAGTTGGCGGAGAAGCCGTTGTTCAGAACCGACGCAGCCTTGGTCTGTTTGGTGTACGCCATGGCCCGAGCCAGAGCCTTGGTGTAGCGCGAAGACAGCGAAGCGTAGAGGTTGTCCTCCACGGCTTCCTCGGTCAGCGAGAAACCCAGTGCGATGGTCTCGTGGTTATAGCGGGCGGTGAAGGCTTCCTGCGCGTTGTCATACGCGATGGCAGAACCTTCGTTCTTGACCGGAGCAGCCGAGAAGCCCGACAGCTTGGTCTCTTCTTCGAAGGAACGCTCGGACGACTCCGTCTCGAAGATTTCCTTATGCTCTTCGCCGTACCGCTTGTACTCCAGACCGAACAGAGCGTTCAGTCCCGGAAGCAGTTCTTTGAGGAGTTGGGCGCGTGAAATAGCCATTGGTCACGTCCTCCTTAGACGCCGGTCGGGTTGTTGTACTGGTGCATACCAGCGTTCCACTTGACGATGACCTCGGTGTACGAAGCTGGGTTAACAGCAAGCGCAGTCTCGGGGACGATGTCAATGATACGAACCGGCAGGGTGCTGGCCGTAGCAGTGGTGGAGCTGATCGAAACCCGCGAGTTACCGTTGGCAGTGTTACCCGCCGTCTGGATGAGCGCAGAGTTTTCGCCGACGACAGCGCGCGAGACGTTGCCGATGGTGCTGGTTCCGGCAGCCGTGACAGCAACCTTAAACAGCGCGTTGGGGTCATCAATGACGTAAGCCATGATGTCCGCGATGGCGAGACCGCCGGGGTAAAACTGACGGAACGTCTTACCGAAGGTAGGGTCCGTGTAGGTGCAGCCGAGGAAGACGCCGACCGGCGTGGCGGTGGCAGTGCCAACGTCCTTGCCGAGGGTGCCGCTGGAACCCAAGTTCACGACGTCACCGTTGAAGATAGCGGTGGTGGAGCCGGAAGCGATGGGGATGAGCCGGGTAGAACCCGCGAAGACTTGACCACCGATCAGGTTGATCGGAACAAGGCCGTACGGGGCGTCAACTTGGGGGTATGCCATTTAAGGCTCCTAGTTATTTGCCTTTGCCAAAAGAGGCCGAAGACTTCCGTTCAGCGAACAGAGGCATCCTCGGGTCGTTCTCACGCATGAAGTTGTTGTCGACCGACTCCATCTGGGCGCGGTTTTTGTCGCCATAGTAGGCGGCGCGCTGTTCAATGAACTCGACGGGCATCTTGCAGAGCAGGAGGCCAGCGACTTCCACGTTGTCTTTGAACCGGCTGCTGGGGTCGACCATCATCTTGAACTGCGGTTGTTCTTCGATGCGGACCGGCTCCCACCCTTCGCGCGTCTTTGCAGACATGTTCTGGGCGTCAGCGGTTCCTTGCAGGGATGCGCGAACCCAACGGTAAGCGTACCCCGGCTGCTTGTCGGGCTCAGGCAGCGTTGCTGCCGGTTGCCACGACTTCGGGCGTTCATGGGTCGCACGCGTGTTTACTTCACGCGGTGCACGGTTTTGGGCGGGGGTAGCGGCGTCCAGAATATCAGTCATTGTTGTTCTCCAGTTTGACAGCTTCCCGGGCGTACTGTTCAGGCGTCAACCCGAACTTCTTGGCCAGAGCTACTTGCGACTTTGTGAGTACGACCTTACGGGAAGCAGTGCTTCGCGTAGCCGGAGCAACGACGGTGGATGGACGTCGTTTGTCGCCCTTTGCGGGCTTTGCATCCCCGAAATACTCCGGGAACCTGCGCTGCATCGTCGTGTCGACGGTGCGCCAGTATTCGTCAGACCCGACAAATGCCTTGCCGTTCTGTTGCTCAAGCTTTTGGTGAAGCCCGAGTGCAGCGGCGGTCATTTCAGCGTCTGTACCCCACCACGTATTGCGCTTTTGCCACGCTTCCGTTTTCGGGTCCACACGCTGCGTTTCCGGAGCGGCTTGTGGTTGGTATACTTGCTCCACTGGGCGCTGTAAAGACGGTTTATAGTCGTTAAGCTGCTGAGTTCTCAGGGCTGCAGCAGTGATGCGTTCCTGTGCTGCCACCAGAGCTTCGCTGTCTCCGGTTTCATGGGCCGCAATATAGTCGCGACGGGCCGCAGCCATGTCACGCTCAGCGGCTACTTTGTAGCTGGTAAGCAGCTGGGACTCGCCGGTAGACAGCGTTTCCTTCAGGTATCGGTTCTCGTCCATGATGCGCTTGGCAACACTGACCGCTTCGTTTTGCTCGCGCTGGACGCGTTCCTTTTCGCGTCGCTCGTCGTGCCACACTTTTTTCAGCTGCTTCAGCCGCTGTTTGACCTTCTCGGAGTATTCGCCAAGGTCATCTGCCTCAAGCTCGTCAACAAGCTCCTTTGGCATGGGGGCACGGTCGCGGTCTTCCTCGGGAGTATCATCAACCTCCTCGATGTCTACGGCGTCTACGCCGTCGTCTTCGACCTCAAAACCGCCGAAGTCATCGTCTTCTTGGTCTGTTTCGTAGTTAGGGTCAGTCATGTGCGCCTCCTTGGGGCGTTGTTTGTTTAAGCACGACGCACACCTCTGGGGTCCTCGACCACAGCTTCCACTGCGTCGTCGTTGATAATCCTGAACTCCATGCCGTGGATTTTGACGCGGGTTCCGGCATGCGGGCGGACGAGGATGAAGTCGCCTTCCTTGCACCACGGGCCTGACGGGAACCGGGCCTTGTCGCCGTAGCAGTCGGGTCCAAGCTTGACGACGAACAGCACCGTGGTCAGCAGTTCCTCGTTGTGCATTGTGATGTCCGCCTTGAGCAGGCCGCTTTCGTAGGCCTTCTCGATCTGCGGGATGCTGCACAGGATGCGGTAGCCACTGGGGTCAGGCAGTTGTTTTGCCGCCCGGGCGGTAGCTTCCTCAGTAACGCTCTCGTCGTTATCTTGGGTGTAGTGTTCTGGAAGGATAAGTTTTGGCTTAGCCATCGTCGTTCTCCATGTGGTCTGTGACATCCATCATGATGCCTTTGGCAAGCAGGTAGCCACGGACGATGCCGCAGCGCCACTTGTAGTCTCCGTAGTCCGTTGCCTTGCCTTCACCCAGTGAGGTGCTGGACTTGGCGATCTCCTCGTCGATACGGTCTACGATGTGTCTAAGGACATTACTGTCCATCAGTGTTCTCCTCTGGCGCGGCTTGTGGCGCTGGTTGGTTAAGCTTGTCTACTACTTCCGATACGCGAGACCCGCCTGCGGCGGTGCGTTCCTTCATGGCCTCGGTTTTCTCAGCCACGTCTACTCCAAGGCGCATGCCGTCGAGCTTGTCCTTGGACTCCAGTTGAGCCTTGGACGTAGCGACCTTGGCCCCGACCTGCATGCCAGCGATGCGCTCTTGTGAAGCGATGCGCTCCCGCTCGATGTCCAGCTTGTCCTTGGACTCGGCGGCGTCGACCAACAGCTTCTGCTGCTTGATCTTGAGGTCGTTCTCCTTGATCGCGACTTCCTTGCCCTTCAGCTGCAGTTCGGCCTGCTGCATCTGGACGATGGGGTCCTGCGCCTGTTGCTGCGCCTGCTGCTGTTGTGCCTTCTGCTGGCTTTCCTGCAGAACCTTGGACGCCGATGCTGCTGCCAGCCGGGAAATCTCCAGTTCCGTGCTCTCGTCCATTTCCGCGTCCGGGGCCGGGTATGGCACGCCAGCCGCGTCCTCGATCTTCTTGCGG